TCAAAAATTTAAACAAGCGCAACAAATAAATCCATTATTACTTCGTGAAGAAGAAGCTAAAACTACTGAAGCAGAAGAAACATTACAACCTAAAATTACTAAATCTAAAGCAGAATCTCAAAGGGCAATAACTGAAGCAGATAAAGCTGGAATAGATTTAAGACAACATTATGCAAATATTGGTAGAGGTCTTTTTGGTGGATTTTTAACAGACCCTGATTTTATTAATGGCAATTCAGATAAAATGATATCAAAAATTGAAGGTGCAAAAAGTTATGCAGAAAATGTGCTTGGAGTTCCAAAAGATATATTAAGTAATAGTGATCGTATAGTTGATATGATACACAAAAACCCCAAAGAAGCTTATCAGTATATTAAAAATGGTATTCTTCAATCAGGACAAAATCAAGCTCAAACAAATCTTGTTTCGCCAAGAATTGAAACAATTAATGGTGTTCCATATAGTTATACTCCAGCAGGTAATGTGGCTGTTCCTGCAGGTGTTAATCAAAATGCGCCTCAAACTAATGCGCCTGTTTATCAAACACAACCTACTGTAACTCAAGATGATATGAATAAGCCTATTTATAGTCAAAAAGTGCCTTTACCATATCCATTAAGAGTTGCAGGCCAACCATACGCTCCAGGCCCTACAGAAAAAGCAGACCAAGATGTTGGTGTTACTTACAAAAATGGTTTAATTAATAGACAAGCAAATTTAACAACCGATAGAAGAAATGTTGATGAAGTATTAAAAACAGCAACAGAATTAGAAAAAGGTTGGGCGCCAACTTCAGGTGTTTTAGGTGGAATTCGTAGAAAAATATCTACATGGGCAGGCGATCCTACTTACACTCAATTAAGCAAAGATTTAGCTAATACAACTTTAACTAACTTAAAAACTTTAGGATTAAGCACAGATGCAGATAAAAACCTTGTTTCTGCTGCAAATGGCGATTATACCTACCCACCTGAAGTATTAAAAAATATTGCTAAACGTGCTAAAGCAGACATGACAAATATTGATATGCAAGCAAATGCTGCAAATAAATTTAGTCAAGCTTATGGCGATAATAATATGAACGCATTTAAACAAATGTGGGCTAAAAATTCTGATTCAAGAATATTTGAACTTTACAATGTATTTAATGACCCTGATTTAAGTAAAGCAGAAAAAGAAAAAGCAAGAGATCAACTTTTACCAAAAGACCAAAAACAAAGAAAAATATTCCAAGAAAAATGGAATAACATTAAGAAACTAGAAGAAACAGGTTCATTATAATGGCTGATGACTTTAGTCAATTTTTGTTAGGCGAAAGTGACCAATCGTCTAATCCTAAAAATTCAAAACAAAGTAAAGTTGATTTTGATGTTAATAAAACTTATGGCACACCTTCAAAATTACTTGATAATTTAAGAATTACTGAAAGTAGTGGCAATCCTTATGCTTTAAATAAAGACACAAAAGCTATGGGAAATTATCAATTCATTCCTGAAACCATAATTGATTTACATAAAAAAGGCATTAAATTTAATCCTTTAGACGAAAAAGAATCAAGGGCTGCAGCTGATTGGTATATTGGTCAATTAGCACAACAAAATGGTGGTGATTATAAAAAAGCCATGGCTCAATTTGGTGGATTTAAAACAAAAAACCCAACTGATTATGTAAATAAAGTATTAAATGATGTTGATGTATCAAATCCTAATGAAAAACCAAATCAACAATCCACAGATGAATTTAGTGATTTTTTAGGTGGATCATCAGCGCCATTAACTCAACCAACACAAGTTAAAACTAATAAACCTTCAAGAGAAGAATTAATTAAAGCAATAGCTCCACAACCACAAAAAACAACTGTAGGCGCTTCAACTGCTGCAGTAGGCGATGTATTACCTAATATTGCAGGAGCTATAGCAGATTTTGGTGCTTATACTGCTGCAAGGTATGGTTTACACAAATCACCTGAAGAATCTCGTCAAATCGCAAATTATTATTCTGAAGATTATAAAAATCCAATTGGCAAAGCCACAAACCTTGTTGGGACAACAGAATATGAAAACGCACCTGTAAACAAATTAATGGACTTTATAGGTCAAAACATTGATAAAGGCGCACATTGGATAGCAAAACAAACAGGAAAAAATGTAAGCGATATTCAAAATATTATTAATGGCGGTTCGTTTATTGTGCCTGAAGTTGGTGGAAAATTAATTAAAACATTAAAAGGCGCAGAAGTTAAAGGCGCAGAAAAAACAACAATTTCTCCAGGTGGTAAAGGCGAAACAGGCGAAGGAATTACCACAGTAAGCCCTATTACAGAAACTGCACCTATTGGCCCTAAATATGATGTTCCTACTTATTTGCGTAATAAGTTTCAAGAAAAACAAGGCAATCCACCTATTGTTGAAACAATTAAGACAAATGAAGAAGGCTCTGCTAAACCTTATGATTCAAGTAAAGATTTTAACGAACTTCATTACTCTGAAAGTTCATTGCCAAAAGATGAACAACAAGCTCGTTTAGAAACTTTACATAGAATTGATCCTAATTTAAAAGTTGATCCTAATGTTATTGAAGGTCGTGGAAAAGAAAGAGCTACAGATTATGAATTGTCTAAAACAGATACGCCTGAAGGCAATGTTTTATCAGAAAAAGAAAATGAATATAAAACATCTCTTAATAATTATGGCGAAAAAATTATTACAGATACAGGTGGAACAGTAGGTCTTGATGAAACATCTAATTATAGACGTGGTGAAAAAACCCTTGATTACTTCCAAAAATTAGAAAATCATTTTAATGATAAATTAACTAAAATTTATAAAGAACGAGATGCTATTGCAAAAGACATTCCTGTTAATGGTGAAAACATTAGCAATGCTTTAAAAGACGAATCTCTTACTACATTAAATTCTGAAAGCGAAGGTTTAGCTAAAGCTGCAAAAGCAAAACTTAAATCATTGCACATGATGGATAATGAAGGAAATATGTTGCCTTCAAATGGTATGCAAGCTGAAAAGTTTAGGCAATGGCTTAATGAAAATAATGTATGGTCTAATAAAAATGCTAGTTTACACAGAGCTTTAAAAGATTCTGTTGATGCAGATGTTATATCTACGCTTGATCCAAATACATCTATTTATAAAGAAGCTAGAGAATTATTTGTTCTTAAAAAAAATACATTAGAAAATCCTAATGGCATTTCTAAAATATTAGATGCAGAAGGCCCTAATAAAATTAATCGTAAAATTGATATTGAAAATATACCAAATTCAATTACAAAAATGGGTGTTAACCAATTTACTCATATTTTAGATACTATTAAAAATGCACCGCCTGAATTACAATCTGCAGCCAATGAATCAATGGCACAAATTAAATCTCACTTTTTAAATCAAGCTCATGCAGAATTTCAAAGAAGTGCAAGTGCTGGAACTAAATATTTAAAAGCAAATAGAGAAGTAATGACTCGTTTATTTAACCCTGAAGAAATGTCTAAAATTAACGATTATAATTCTGCCGCACATATTCTTAAAGTTGATACAAGATATAAAGGTGCTTACGTTCAAAAAACTAATTTAGAGCCTAGATTAACAACAAAAATAGGCAATCAAATTCTTAAAAAAGGTGCAGCTATAGGAGCAGAGGCATTAACAGGTGGATTAACTCATGGAATTGCTGCAGCTACAGCACATGAAGTTGTTGGTGGTAAAATAGCAAAAAGTGAAGCAAAAAGTTTAGAAAAGATACTTCAAGAAAATGCTAGAAAGAAACAAACAGGATTTACAAACTTGCAAGATATTATGAACACAGGAAAAAAGGAATAACTATGTCAGTTAATTTATCACCCATAGGCAACGGAATAAGCTTTTTAGGCACTACAGGGCTACCTTTAAATGGTGGCAAACTATATACCTATCAAGCAGGATCATCAACTCCATTAGCCACTTATACAGATGTTAATGGAACAATTCCTAATGCCAACCCAATTATTTTAGGAACTGACGGTAGATTACCAGCAGAACTTTGGCTTACTTATGGATATAACTATAAACTTGTATTACAAGATTCAAACAGCGTTACAATCGCTACTTATGACAACATTTATGGTATTTTAGGAACAATTCCTGCGGCTTCATCTACTTTACCATCAGGCATGATTCTTTTATGGTCAGGCGCTATTGGCTCTATTCCATCAGGTTATTATTTATGTGACGGAACAAATGGAACGCCTGATTTAAGAAATAAATTTATTGTTGGTGCTGGTAACTCTTATTCAGTAAATCAAACAGGTGGTTCTGCTGACGCAATTGTGGTATCTCATACACATACTGCAACATCAACTGTAACAGACCCTGGCCACTTCCATACATACAACGGAACACAAGCACCGCCATTTAGTGCTGGTGGTAATGCAGCATTTTCAACATCATCAGGCGCTGCAACAAGCACATCAACAACAGGCATTACTGTTGCTACAACTAACGCATCGGCAGGTGTAAGTGGCACAGGTGCTAACTTACCTCCTTACTATGCACTTGCTTACATAATGAAAGCTTAAATTATGAAACATAGTTTAGATGAAGTAGATCATAGATTAAGCACACATGAGGAAATTTGTGCATTAAGATACGAAGCAATCAATGCAAGATTAAAGCGTTTAGAAACAATATTGTTAGGTGCAGTTGGTGCGGTATTGTTATTATTATTAAGTAATCTTTTAAAATAAGGAGTTTATATGCAATTAATTAAAGATTTATGGGCTGTTGTTCAGTCAGTATTACAAGTAATTAAAACATTAGTAGGTTATGTAAGAGCAGTTATTTTGGCTGTTGAAACACTTATTGGCAAAATTGCTCATAAGAAAGCAGAAGTTGCGGTATCTGCACCTGAAGTATCACCAGTAATAGATGCACCTATTCCTACACAAGTAGCTCCTATTCCTGTAACTAATGAACATGGCGCTACAACAACTGTAGCTCAATAATGGATTTTTCTAAAATAACGTCAATGTTATTTCCTGTAATCATTTCAGCGATTGCATGGCTTTTATCGTCTATGACTTCTATGCAAAACGATTTAATTGACATTAAATCTAAAATGCCTGCTTTAATAACATCACAAGGCGTTCCAACAGATAGTCCGTTATCTGCTGCAGAAAGAGTTAAAATGAAAGAGGAGTTAAACAAAGAAATATCAGAACTTAATGTTCGTATCCGTATTTTAGAAGAACACGAGAAAAGAAAATGAATTGGTTATTACAAATAGCGCCAACAGTTGCTAGTGCATTAGGTGGCCCATTAGCAGGTTTAGCTGTGACTGTTTTGTCTAAAGCTTTAAATGTAGCGCCACATGAAGTCAATGACATAATTCAATCTAATAAACTTAATGCAGATCAAATTGCACAAGTTAAATTAGCCGAATTAGAATTACAACGTCAAGCACAAGAATTAGGCCTTGACTTTGCTAAAATAGAAGTGGCTGATTCTGTATCTGCTCGTAATATGGAAATGGCTACAAAGTCAAATATTCCAGCTATATTGGCTGCAATTACGACTGTTGGATTTTTTGGTATTTTAATTTTATTATTTTTTAATAAAGTTGATCCGTCAAACAATGCTTTAATGATTATGTTAGGTTCATTAGGAACTGCATGGACTGGCGTTATATCTTTTTATTTTGGCTCATCTCATGGCAGTCAAATAAAAGATCAAATGCTTTATCATTCAACACCTACTAAACAAGCGCAATCTGAAGAATGAATATAACTGAACATTTTACTTTTGAAGAACTTTACGCATCTGAAATAGCGGATCGTAATCATATTGACAATACACCAACTGATCCAAAAGTTTTAGATAACTTAAAAACATTAGCTTTGAACCTTGAAAGCGTAAGGAGATTACTTGGTCATCCTATTCATATTAATAGCGCTTATCGTTGCCTACTTGTTAATGGAATGTTGGGAAGTAAACCAACGTCTGCTCACGTTAGGGGGTTGGCTGCTGACATCATTTGCCCTGCTTTTGGTAGCCCTGTGGATATTGTTAACGCTATTATTTCTAGTGGTATTCAATACGATCAAGTCATTTTGGAGTATGATAGATGGTGTCATATTGGATTTGCAGAAGAAGGCAAAGAACCAAGATTAGAACAATTAATTATTGATAAACAAGGAACAAGACATTATGGCAACTAAACCTACCTACAAAGCTGAAAAGCCAGCTATTCGTTCAGAAGGCAAACATTACGTTGTAGAACGTGAATGGAAAAAAGAACGTGCTAAAGTAATGGAATTAGAAAAAGAATTAAAGGCTCACGAAAAAACTGATCTTTTAAAAGCTCATCCACTTCCAAATATGCGTTCTGAATAATGGATGAAATGGTTTTTGTATCTGTTGCGCTTGTCACTATTATGTGCCTTCTTTGTATTATCAGCCTGCCTTTACGTTTGGCTATAGAATACGCTATTTGCTATTGGTAAATATTTAGGGCGGTCAAGCCACCATCAGAGGATATTGTAAGGCGAAGATTTTGTGGCTTTCTCTTTGTCATGTAATAACTATTAAATCTGCGCCCTACCCTATAATTTACTTGTTCATTACATACATTGTAACTTCAAAGCCAAATCTCATTTCTGTTGCAGCAGGTTTAGTCCACATAATA